AGGGCAAAGCGGAAGGCTAGGAAGGCAGGCAAGCAATTCTCAAAGCAGCCCAAAAAGATTGCCGCAAAGACCAGAGCGCACAGGAGAACTAAGTAATGGCTGTAGTAACACCGGATCTTCCTGAAATATTTGAGGAGGCTTTTGAGAGGGCTGGTCTTCAGATGCAGACAGGTTATGACCTCAAGACAGCCCGAAGAAGTCTCAACCTGTTAACATTGGAGTGGCAGAACCGTGGACTTAATCTCTGGACTATCGAAGAAGGCACACAGGCTCTTACAGCGGGTACAACGACTTATACGCTCCCTACGGACACGATTGATCTCATTGAGCATCAAATTAGAACCGGCACTGGAACGTCTCAAGTTGATACCAATGTCAGTCGTATCAGCGTTTCGACGTATGCTAAACAAAGCTCAAAAAATACTCAGGGACGCCCTAACCAAATTTTTGTAGATCGTCAGGCCACACAAGTGAATGTCACTCTGTGGCCTGTTCCTGATTTGAGTACATACACCCTTTTCTATTACAGGCTAAAGGGAATAGACGGAGTTTCGTCCGGGATTGGAACAGCGGCAGATATGCCGCCAAGGTTTGTTCCGTGTCTGGCGTCAGGGCTTGCTTACTACATTGCGATGAAGAAGCCCGAAGTGGCGGCCCGTGTGGCACCGCTTAAACAAGAGTATGAGTTTCAGTTTGAACTAGCAGCAAACGAGGACACAGACTCATCATCAATCAAGTTCGTGCCATACAACACATTCTACGCAGGAGGGTGAGATGCCTATTAAGATCAGCGCGAAAAAACCGACCAGAAAAGACAGGATGAGGAAGGGCCTCAATAAAAACAAAGCAGCGACCCCTAAGCCCAAAACTGACAGGCAACTTATGGCTGGCATGAAAAAGGGCGGCTCTATGAAAAAGAAGGGCTATGCCATGGGCGGTGCCATGAAGAAAAAGGGCATGAAGAAGGGTGGCAAGCTCAAGATGGTTGAGAAGGACGGTAAGAAGGTTCCGTTCTTTGCTGCTGACGGCAAAGGCAAGATGGCCAAAGGTGGCATGATGAAGAAAAAAGGCTACGCCAAGGGCGGTATAACCAAAAGCGGTCGAATGACGTTTGACCCAAAGGTTATGAAAAAAGAACGAATGGAGAAGATGGTAAAAGATCTTCAGCCCAGCACAAAAAGTATTAGAAGCGCCCTCAAAAAGAAGGCCTCTGGTGGTGCTATGAAGAAGAAGGGCATGAAGAAGGGCGGTATGATGAAGAAGGGGTATGCCAAGGGCGGGTCTGTAAAGGTCAAGTCTGGCGATACCTTGTCTCAGATTGCAAAGTCCAAGGGTCTGACTCTCAAGTCTCTTCTTGATGCAAACCCCGGCATTAAGAACGCCAACATGATCCGTGTTGGCCAAAAAATCAGCATCCCAAAAACAGTCAAGCCGGGTGGATCTGGGGCTGTTTCTAAGAACCCATATGCCGGTTTGTCAAAGACGCAGATGAATATGATGCGCTCCAAGGACAAAGGCACTCAGAGGGCCGCTACAAGCGGCATGAGGGCGCAAACAAGGACAACCGCGTCACCTACCAAGGCAGCCAAGGTTAAGGCGTCCAAGGACGGTACAGCGACAGCAATGGCCAAAGCTCGTGCGCGTCGTGCGGCTGCTAAGAAACGGGGCTTAGGGACGCCGCAGAAGTTGCCCATGATGACGCCAACGCCGAAGCCAGCGAAGCCCAAGGTCAGCCGCCGTACAGGCAGAAAGGCCATGGGCGGCATGATGAAAAAGAAGGGTATGTCTAAGGGGGGAATGATGAAGAAAAAGGGAATGTCTAAGGGTGGCGTTGCACGGGGAACCGGGGCGGCGACACGGGGTAAGAGGTTTGGCAGAGCCGGTTAATGCCGTATCTACAGAGCAATATACCCCACTTCAAATGTTGGGTGCGCCGTGAGTATACCCATAATCACAGCGCGTATCATGGTGAGTTTTTGCATGCTATGGCAATCGCAGTAACTACAATTCCGAACCGTTGTCTGAGCTTTCAGATGATATTCACCGGCTGTGAGGTCGATGATGAAGGTGGCCAGAATGTGCATGGCGGTGCCATGTGGGCTAGGATGCCTATTACTGCATTAACTGGGGACACTTTGTTTGAAGAGTGGCCTGAGCCAATGCCTGTGCATGCAGCACAGCCATGGGACTGTTCGTCTAGAAATCACTCGGTGTATGTCATGGATAGGGCCACGCCCTGCCCGTGGCTTGCCAAAGTTGATGGCGAGTTCTACCCAGCAAAATACTATTTCACCGTCGACTACACAGACAGTGAGATCGCGGATGATCCTGCACAACACAAGCAGAGCCATGTTCTTGAGCTTCTGGATGCTGGAAAGTGGACAGGCAATATTGTTGCTCTGCCAAACAATAGGGTAAGAGTAACGCACCCTGCATGGTTTGAGACGGGAGAGGGTGCGCCAGACTTCCTTCCTTCCCAATATGTGCATTACTCAAAGTCTGATCTGGACTACACCTTGGATACGACTCAGATCTTCGACAATTTGTACGCGGATACAAATGATGACTAACGCCAGAGGTAAATATGCATTTGGCTTTTGCGACAGGACAGGATTCAGATACCCTCTGGATCAGCTTGTGGACGAATACCAGAATGGCGTGAAGACTGGCCTCAAGGTCGGATTTGACGTTGTCGATCCTGATCATCCTCAGAACTTTCTGGGAAGGGTCAGGGTCGATGACCCTCAGTCACTGAGGGAGCCAAGGCCAGACAGAGATGAGCCTGAGTCGATATCACTATTAGGAAGCGATCCCTTCACAACAGGATCATCAGGATCTAGTGTCATAACCGTGAAAGAGGTCAATCACGGTAGAAGCACATCAGATACTGTTAGGTTTAGGGGGGTTGATAATTTTGATGGCATAACGAAAGCAGTTGTTGAGCTATCTTCTGGCTATTCTATAACAAAGGTAGATTCTGATACTTATACATTCACCGTTAGTGACACGGCAAATATCGGCAACAAGAGCGGGGGTGGCGGCATAGCAAGCGCCGGTCCCGTTACGCCGTTAGCATAAGAGGGGCAAATGTCTTTTACTTTCGCTCAACTAAAAACAGCCATACAAGACTACAGTGAGAACACAGAGACAACCTTTGTGACAAACCTTCCGACTTTCATTCGTGCAGCGGAAGACAGAATATTCTACATGGTGGATCTGGAATACTTCCGTAAAAACGCCACGAGTGCTGTTAGTCAGAATGATCCATTTTTATCTTTGCCCACAGATTTTTTAGCGTCGTTCTCTCTCTCCATAACAAACAGTAGCTCCAAGGAGTTTCTGCTTCCGAAAGACGTTAACTTCATTCAAGAGGCCCACACAAACTCTGCAACAACTGGAACCCCCAGATACTACGCTAGATTTGATGTCGATAATCTGATTCTAGGGCCAACGCCCGACAGCAACTATGTATGTGAGTTCCATTATTTTTATAGGCCCACATCTCTAACCGCAGGAGCAGATAGCGGTACAACTTGGCTAAGTACAAACGCTCCAAATGCCTTGCTTTACGGCTCATTGTACGAGGCGTATATTTACATGAAGGGTGAGCCGGACATGCTTCAGTTGTACGAAAAACAATTTACTGAGGCGCTGTCGAGACTAAAAGACTTGGCTGAAGCAAGGGAAAACACTGATGCGTACAGGCAGGGTTTGCCTACTATGCCTCGCACATAAGGAGTAGGAGATGGCTACATCCAACGCAGCAACAAACTACCTAGAGCGGAGGTTGTTGCACTTTATATTCAAGAACAACTCTTTGAGTTTTTCTTCGCCGGGTGACAGCATTTATATCGGTCTGGCAACTGCGGTATCTGCGGCAGAAACAGGATCCGTTACAGAAGCTGACTTCACCAACTATGCGAGGGTGCAGGTCACAGCTTCAAACTGGACCACGATTGGATCTGACTCTACCGACACGCAGACAGCTACAAACGCAGCTAACATCGACTTTGCAGCGGCAGGCACCACTACTGCTGACACCATCACTCATGTGTTTATTGCGGACGCTTCGTCTAGTGGCAACATCCTGTTTGTTGGCGCACTTGATGCCAGCAGGACGATTGACGATGGAGACATCTTCCGTATCAACGCAGGGAACCTCGTAATTGAGTTGAAGTAATATGGCACTGGTACTCAAGGATCGCGTCAAAGAGACGACCACTACCACCGGCACTGGCACCTATACATTGGCCGGTGCCGTTACTGGTTTTGAAGCATTCTCGTCAGTTGGCAACAGCAACACGACGTATTACGCTTGCACGGATGGCACCGACTTTGAGGTTGGTATTGGCACCTACACATCTAGTGGCACTACTCTAGCTCGTACAACGATTCTTCAGTCAAGTAACAGCGACAGTGCGGTTAGCTGGAGTTCCGGCACCAAGACAATTTTCTGCGCCCAGCCAGCAGAGAAGGCTGTGTTCCTTGATGCAAGTGGCAATATCATAGCGGCCAACGGCAGCGCACTTACCGCGTTGAACGCTAGTAACCTTGCTAGCGGCACTGTAGCCAACGCTAGACTGGACCAGCAGCTACAGGATGTGGCTGGCCTCGCTGTTACAAACGGTAACTTTATTGTAGGTGATGGCAGCAACTTTGTAGCAGAGTCCGGTGCGACAGCCAGAACCAGCCTTGGCCTTGGTACAGCGGCGGTACTGGATACAGGCATATCCAACACAAACATCCCGAAGTTCACATCCGGTGTAGCGGATGACGACTTTCTTCGTGTTGACGGCACGGCCATTGAAGGTCGTTCTGCTGCTGAAGTTCTGTCAGATATTGGCGCACAAGCCAGTTTGACTTTTGGCATATCGAACACCAATGCAGTCAAGATCGACAGCAGTTCGGTTGCTGATGACGAGTTCGCACGATTTACTGCAAACGGTCTTGAAAGCCGAAGCGCGTCAGAAGTCAGGTCAGACATTGGTTTGGGAACGGCGGCTGTTGCGGCGACAGGCATCAGCAACACCAATGTCCCTGTGTTTACAAGCGGCGCGGCTGACAACGATTTCTTGCGTATTGACGGCACCTCTATTGAGGGTAGATCCGCGTCGGAGGTTTTGTCAGATATTGGTGCAACAACAGCAGCCCTTGCTGCCGACGAGGCTACGGCCCTTGCAATCGCGCTGGGGTGATGGAGATTTAGATGGCTAATACATTCAAAGTAATTACACGGGATGTTGCTCCTGCCACATCTGGATCACCAGAAACGCTGTATACAGTTCAGACGGGCAGCACTGTGGTTGTTCTTGGCTTGACG